ATTTCATGTCGCCATAGACCAAGATCGATTAAATTTTCTTTTGAAAAATTTAACCCCATTCCATAGGGAAATGGTCTCGTAATACTGAATCCAGCTGCTTTTATCAATCCCAACGTTCTCTTATGAAAACGAAGAAACCTTTTTGCAGCTTTCATCTCGTACGGTGAATTTTTAAAAGGCAACAGAAATTCTTTTAAACAACATCCGAGCTGACTCTCAGCTGTATTCGCCAATAATCCAAGTCGTCCAACCGGCATTAATTCGAATATGCCGTCTCGCAACCAAAAATACGTCGAATTTATCGAAGCTAAAAAGCGGTGCTTAAAAGTCTTCCCAGAAGATAACTTAAGCCCGACTTCAGCGACCCCTTTTTTCCAAATGTCGTAGGCAAATTGTCGTAACCTTGCCAAAATATCATCGCCGTTAATTTTTACAGGAGGTCTGCATATCAAGCAGGCATCCTCACTTACCTCACCGTCAATTCCCTGGTGTACGTATTTTTGTTTATCATAATTAACACCAGCCGAATCCGTATGAGTCGAATAAGTAAGGTTGACTGATCGACACGCTCGTCTCATATAAAAACGAAAAGCAATATAATTTTGCAGGCAGAGCAAAGGGAAAGATAATAAACTTCCCATAAGTTGACCACGTTCGTGGTTATAATATTTGCCATCCGTTGACTTAATGGAAGTCCGAAGTGACCGAAGTGCGAACCATCGCATCCCCTCGTTAATTTTTAATCCGTTAGTGACTCGATTGTAACGCTCAATAAAATCGTCAAGAATTAGCTCAGCTACTTCTATCGTGAGATTATCTGTTGCTGACTCGTAATCACCGGAAACCAGGAATGATTCTTCATCCATCCCTTGGAAATTAACAAAAGACTTTTTTGCATCGGGGGTTCCTCTTAGTAACCAGTCCTCGTCGCTAATCGTATCATAAATTAAATTATGTATAGGACTGAGACATTGATGACTGATATCATTAATCGTAATACCCCGAGCTTTACCGCTTGTGATAACTAAGTTGTAGTTCACGACAGGTCTACAATCCGCGATGCCGAACTTGTCCATCAAACTTTGTTTTGTTTGATAGGGCTCGTACCACGTGGTAAACCACTCTTTTCCCAGATGTGAGAATGAAGAGGCGCCGCCTACAGACCTAGGACCACCTTGACAACTCCCCAAACCAAGCGTAAAGTTATTGACATACTGAGCTAAATCATGTCTTTTATAATTTAACTCGCTCAGGATCTTCCTAACAAATACTCGATATTCGTCGGAAACAACTCGATCC